TTTCGTATGCGTGTCTTACTGTCCCGATCGGCGCTGTTATTGCTTCTTCCACATCCCAATTAAAGTCATACACTCTGCTTTGTAACCTTTTCCTGTTTATCCCGTTAGCTGCTGCCCTTGCATATTCTTCATCAGTTAACCAACGATTTAAAGCCATGTTCTCTCCCCTTTCTTAATCTAGCTCCATAATTTCTTTCAGAGTCCGATCTGAGATGTACGTGTTAACAATCTGTATTTGTCCATATTTTTTCCTAGCCATTCCCTCGGCTTCGCTCTTTGTCTTCGCTTCAAACCACCGTAATTTTTGTCTTAGGTCTTTATCGAAGAAATCCACGGTGTAAGTAGGGATTCCCTGCGGTTTCGCTAGGAATTGCTCGGCTGTGCTTTTTGCGGTGTAATCAAAACTCCCTACAACATCCTCTAGTGTTAGTTGTTTCATGCCCCTAACCCCATTGGACGTTTATTAATTCTTTGCTTATCACCCTGGTCCATAATAAGAACTGCAATTTCCATTTCATGGCGTCCCATTTCTTCAGCTATTTCAGCCAATGATTTGTTTTCTCTCCACAATGTTTTCATGTGATTTACTTCTTTATCGCTAAAAACAAGATCATACTTTTCTAGAGGTATATATAATTTTTGTCTTTCTTTTTTCATGTACTTTTTTGTCTGTTGTGAAATCGTGTAATTCTCAAGCTGTTCTGCCGTTTCGAACTTCCCCATCCCATTTTCCCTCCATTTGTAATTGATGAATTGCTCTTAATCTCGCCATAACAGCATGACGCTTTCTGTCTACTTCCTCTGGTGTTTCATTCGCTGCTTCGCAAATACATGGTCCAAACTGATACATACCCGTTCCAATGTCGTTCTGAATTACTCCCGTTCCGTTACATGCACACATCTTAATTCCCCCTTTTAAAATGGCAATGCCTTTCTTCTGTAATCCTTTGTATCTTTGAAAACAAGCGCTTTAAAGTTGTTGAAAATACGTGATACAATTCGCTCGTCATATGCGCCCTCTAAACGCTCTCCTGTAAGGTTGGTTGTGAAGATAGTAGATTTACCTTGCCTACCATCGAAAACATCGAATAACACTCTATTAATGAAGTTTGTTGCTTTTGTATTGGCATCTAATGCGCCTAACTCCGCTCCCAAATCATCAACTATTAAAACTTCGGCTCTTACTAAACTTCTTATAATTGCATCTTCAGTTAATGTTGAATCTTTACTGAATGTACTTTTAATCTTCCGTAGCAATTCGCCAACTGTAACGAAGACAACTGACTTCCCTGCTCCTGCAAGCTGATCTGCGATAGCGTAAGCAAGATGTGTTTTCCCTGCTCCGCAATTCCCGGCCATAATCGTGTTAAAAATATTCCCATTGAGATAATCTGTTGCGATGACCTTTGCGAGTTCTAGGTTCTTCGCTCCTTCCTCGCTAGTAGGTTGGTAGTTATCAAAATTAGCTTTCTTAATATTGCTATCGGCAATCATGCTTTGTTGGTGAAACATGAATTTCTTCTCATTCGCTTTATCCGCATCGTATTTCGCTTGCTCCTGTTGCTGAAGCTTCTTACTTTCGTTTTCAAGGAAGCACCGAGGGCAAACAACTTGTCCACCGAACTTCATCTTATTCATGCCATGCGTATCACACACATCAGAATCCATAGTCATATTCACCTTTTTGGCTATATCGGTTGGTATTGCTGCCGCCGCTCTCTGCATTGTTCTTCGCTCCTTTGTTTCGTTGGTATTCAGCTTCTAAAGCTTCCACATCATCTAAAGTCTTAATGTTTTTGTTAGCCCACTGTTTTAAGATGCCTTCAGCGTAATTCCATTTTTTCTGTTGTTTTAATGCACGTTCCATAGCTGCTATAACAAGTTCTTCGCTTGTATCTTTAATCCACTGATCTATACCGTCTGCCATGAATGGATTTAAAACTCCAATATTACTTTCATAGAATGAGAAGGGGTTCTTACTACTACTACTTATTGTTAAATTAGTATTGTTAAGATTAGTATTGTTAGGGTTCACCTCGTGAACAAGGGCTTGTTCATCTCCTGAACCACCCTTGTTCATTTCCTGAACTACCTTGTTCACTGGTTGAACAAGGGTGCTAATATCATTGATGTAATATACGTTTGAAGCATACCCACCATCTTCGCTATTTCTCTTTTCTTTGAAAACATATCCGCATTCGATGAGTAAATTCAGCGATTTAATAATTGTATTTTTTGACATTCCTACTTTCTTTCCGATTGTTGATAAAGAAGGGAAGCAACTGCCAGTTTCTTGATTAAGATGTCTACAAAGGACCATATAAACTGCCATTTCTTTATGAGTTAGCCTTGCATCATCTACAATCTCGTTATCTATCATGAAAAATCCACGTCTTCTTCTATCAATTAATGTCATTTAGTTCACCTTCTTCATCCAACATTCGTAACTTGCACGATCTTCCATGCCTGTGAATCGAATTTTGTCCTTTCCTTTGAACTTTCCATCGTTATAAAATGTTTTTTCTGCTCTATAAACCTTCTTAATTGGCGTTACGTAGTCGTAACCTCGTTTTTCTAAATCACGAACTGCTTTTAACATTTCTTTCATTGATCCACGTCTTACAGGTACTTGAAACATTACGCATTCTCCCTTTCGCATACCGCTATATCGCCTTGAATTTTGATGATTTTATATCCTGGGTAGCGATCGGGAGTAATGTACTCAATCGCCTTCGCTTTCGCTTCTTTTTCATTTCGTGCGCCCTTCCACACCCATGAAGGAAGGACGACTTTCGATTGATTTTTATCTAACATGGTTGCATCTCCTTAATTTACTTTTTGTACTGCTCTTCCCAACTAATTAATACTTCTATTGCTTTTGATGCATTTTGAGGTGATATTTCAGTTAAACTAGACACTCCAATTTGATTTTTTAATTTATTTTCTACTGTCTGCTTATCAGCTTTAGATACTGCTGTCACATGTGCTATTTTGGCGTGTATCATCTTCATTTGTTTTTCAGATGCTTTGCCATTCCTACCATTACCTTGCGACTTATTTGGAGCTTGTCCACTGTTACCTTTGGGTTTAGGCTTGTCCTTTCCATAAGTAGCACCGTTGCCATCATCATCTTCACCTGTGTTTAAGCTAAGGAATGCTGCTAGCGAATATCGTCTTGCGTATGTGATACAGCTCCCTACCGCTTGTGGATCATTCTTCACTGGCTTCATTGTTAATTCATCTGACTCTAGCCATTCACCCGTTTCATGCAAGAGAAGCGTTTTTAACGTTACGTTTTGACCGTCTCCACTTGGTATTTGCATGATGCTTAATCCGTGTTTAGAAAGGATTGGTCTAATTTCATCTATAATCGTGTCTAGCGTTGCGTAATTGTTTTTAAAGAAAGGATTGTCTGCATCCTTTGCTATTTTGTTAACTTCTGAATTGAACTTTACTAATGCTTTAGCTAGTTCAGTAATCGTTTCACTTTTGTTCATTTTTCATCCCCCCGTTTATTCAACCTTCATTAACACGGATAACCTTCATACAGTTCATCTTGCATATTGGTGTAGAAATTACCGTCCCATTCCGCACTTTGGCAACAAACCTCTTCTATTGTTTCGAAGTTCTTACCCTCACCGATTTCAAGGTTATTGAATTCAACGTATTCCTTTGCATCTTCTTCATTTTCAAAGCCTTCAAAGTTAGGACATTTATAAATATCACCTAATTTTTCATATGTTTCTGTTCCGTAAATACCTCTATAGTAATAATCGTGGTATTCAAGTTCCGCTCCGCAACATGGACATTCCATTATTTTTCTTCACCCCTAACAACCTCAGACTTTACAATCTTTGTAATAACGCGTGCCGCTTCCGATTCGAGAAGTTCAAATGATTCCATATCCTCTATTTCATTTGCGTCAATACCAAACTCACAATCCAGATCTGTTTCATTTAAGGAGGGTATTTCTAATCGAACTTCCAATAAACAACTTACAATCATCGGATTCTCACTCCTTCTGATTGTTTCAACGTAATTCCATCCCACTGAAATCCATTTTTAACCGCTTCTAGTAGTGCCTTCTTATCGACCTTTGGTTCTTGGTGAATCGTATATTCTGGCGGAATCACTGCATCTGGTTCGATATTTAAACTTGCTGGGTTCTTTTGAATTCCTACTGTAACGATTGTTCCTTTGATACGTTTTAAATCAGTTGCTGTCATCTGTTGATACAAGTAATCTTTTAATCCCTTACAATTGTTTTCTATCGCTTTTCTGCGCTCCGCTAAGCGCTTTTCTTCTGTTTTGATAGCATCTACATCTGCTTCGAGGTTACGAATTACTAATGCTGTGTTTTGCACTTTATCCTGGATGCTTTCTTCAATTGCTTGTAGCGTATCTGCTAATGCTGATGGATCTACGCCATCCTCAATCATCATTTGTAACTCTCTATAATTAGAAGTAAGTTCATATAATTTCATTTCCATATCCTCCTAGAACGGCATTCCGCCATATGGTTTATTTGTTAAAACCGTGATTGCATAGTCGAGATCCAACTTCTTTATGATGTCTTTTTCTTTTTCGGACATTTGTTTTAAAGTTTCGATTGCACGTTCTTTTTGTTTGTCTAAAACATCTTTCATTTCCACATTCCTCCTTGTTTACTTGGAAGAAACGACTGTGATATAATAGAGGTACAATATTGAGTCATTTCTTTAAAAGAGTCGATTATTAGGCGTAGTCGGCTCTTTTTATTTGGTTTTGATGCTTTCACGCATCGGAATATCCAGGAACCTTTGAATTAGGTGGGGACTAACATTAGATTCCCGAATATTCCGACAAGCAAGAGCTTGTCCTATTTAGCTAGAGTTATAAACTCCTTATGCATTTCCTCAACCTTATCTGCGCTGTTATGTATCCCTCTAGCTCGTAAATCCTTTATGATCCATGCTAGTTTCTTTCGTTCGTATTCATCACGTTGTTCTTTATTTTTCATTCCGTGACCATCCTGTCTTTTTGTCCCAGACATCTATTCGGTATACCAGGTATACGAATACACATATTGCTGCTGATACGATTAACAGTGATAATGTGCTTTCCTCCATCATTTAAACCGCCTCCTGTTCTTTCTCTTTCTTCAGTCGGTCTATGATGTAAGCTTGTCCTTTTGGTGTTACGTATGTTGTTGTCCATGTGAATGCTTCACCATTTGGTTTCTGTTTAACACCTTGCGCGATTTCAAAGTATCCTTTTTCAACTGCTGGCTGAGTCGGTTCAGTAGAGCGCTTGAACATTAACTCCCATTCTCGAAGTTTTGCGAATAACTGGCGTTGACCAATTTTTACTCCTTGTTTTGTTGCTAACTTTGCAACTTCACTAACTTTTAGCGTTTGTTCTGACTGCATACACGCTTCAGCGAAGACTACTAACGGTTGTTGCTGTACGATTTGTTGTTGAGCTGCTGCAAGTTTTTCTTTCTCTTCTTTTAATTTAGTGAGAAGTCCGATTGCGAAGTCTGGATTTGTTACCGCTTGTTCAAGAAATTGATCTGTCATGTATGCTCCATGCTTTCTAATAGAAGGAAGCACTTCGCTTGTTACCCATTTTTTGAATGCTTTCGCTTGCGGTTTTTTACTTTTTAAAATCGCTGAGTATAAACCAGATTCGTTAATTACTTTCATTGTTTGGTTTCCGCCAAGGGTACTCACTTGGTGAGTGTCCTTTTCATCTTCATCCAAGAATCTAACCATGTTATGTGTGTCGCGGTATTCTAGTACGTCCGCTACATCTTTTGCTACGAACCAAACATCTTCACCTTGTACCACCGTTCGAACTTGTCCGAACTCTTCATTATTGAAAACTTGTAATTGATTCATTTTCTTTCCTCCTTATTTGTTTACCATAGGTAAACATACATTTAAAAAAATTTGACTACCTATAGTTAACTTATTTCTAAAAGTTCATCTGTTGATACCTTATATAACTTTGATAATCTCCCTAGTTTTTCAAGGCTAGGTTGTCTATATCCAAGTTCCATTTGGCAGTAAGATCCTTTTGTACATTCTAGGTGTTTAGCTACTTCTTCTTGACTATACCCTAGTTGTAACCGTATCTGTTTAGCCCTTTGCGTATTTAATTTCGCCATGTTAATCACCTTTATTCGTTTCGTTGATTTGATTATATAACAACGTTTACCTAAAGTAAACATATAATTTTAAAAAAATCATAAAATAAAAATAAAAGTTGTCTTTGAGTAAACTTTTCTGTTACATTTTATATGAGGGAACTACTTATAGTAGTCCAATTAAAGGGGAGTTTTAATATGATAGAAAACATTATTGGCATTCGTGTTAAAGAAATCAGGAATAGCTTAGCTATGAGTCAGCAAAGCTTCGCTGACGCTATTGAAGTAAGTAAGGGAATGGTATCCTTAATTGAATCAGGCAAGAAAAAGCCTTCTAGAGATACTGTATCTAAGATTTCAAACTTAGGTAATGTATCTGCAGACTATGTGATGGGACTTTCTGATTATAAAAACCTAAATGAAAGTCAGTCATCCGAGGTTAAAACAGAATTACACGACATGATTAGCAAAATAGAAAAGCTTGATGAAGATAAACAAAAACTAATATTGAACATGATTAAAGGTGCAGTAAACAGTTTAGACGATTGACGGCGATAATTAGCTAACAATCGTCTATTTTTTATTTACTCTTCCGATTGGAATTGATTCATTTGCTCCATAATTGTATTTAACGATGAAATTGCCCCTTGATCCCCACTCTTCGCTGCACTAATTAGCACTTCTAACTCTGTATACTTCTCCATCCTAAAAAACCCCCTGTTTTTCCATAGTAGTTTGTGAATTCTTCACATAGTTTCGATTTCTCTTTTTTTAGACAAAAACCGAACTCCCCCTAAAAGCACGAAATGCGACCATCCTTTTAAGGACAATCGCATTTTTTTAATTATATGAAAGAACCTTAAAGGCCGCCTCCGCCTGGTTCGTTTGAATACAAAATAATATTTTCATAGCTTGCAGCTTCTTGTTTCGGTTCTTCAACTTTCTTATCAGCCGAGAAAGAAAACACTCCAGCAATCGCTAAGATTGGTAAAAGCATTAAAATCTTTTTCAATAAATTCACCTCTTTCTATAAAGTTAATTATACCATTTTTTTAAAAATCGCCCAAGTATAATTTAGGTAAATTTGCATAAAAAAGACTCTTTTTTTGCAAGAACATCATATAGGATTTTTCTATTAACGATTTATCGTTTCTAGCTAATCCCAAATAACATGTTTGGAATTCGTTTAACGATCCGTTTTCTTTTTCAATATCCATTAAATACATTTCTGCTTTTTCTTTATTTCCTTTTTGTATTTCTAAATATACATGTCCATCCTTATCTAATCCAGAATACACATCTTGTATGTCCTGGTAATGATGGATTTTCAAAAAGATTATCGTACTTTTAATTCTTTCTTTTTTTCTTTCGATATCTTTCTCACCAGCAAACATTTCATCATTTAACACTGATAAGCTTTTTTCTAAGAACATTTTCGCCTTTGAA